AACGAAATCATTGTCGGACATACCCGATGGAAGGCCGCGAAAAAACTAGGACTAAAAGAAGCGCCATGCTTGATCGCGGATGACCTAACCGAACAACAAATCAAAGCATACCGCATAGCAGATAACAAAGTCGCAGAGGCTTCTGAGTGGGATATGGAGCTTTTACGTTTGGAGCTCGACGGACTAGACGAATTCACCGGATTTGATGCTGATTTTCTTCTAGGACAAAAAGAAGTACAGGAAGACGACTTCGAAATCAAAACAGCGGAGCCAACTGGAAGCCGCGGCGATATATGGCAACTCGGAGAACATAGACTCATGTGCGGCGACAGCACCAGCCCGGAAGACATAGCCAAACTAATGAACGGACAGCAAGCCCATCTCCTGATCACAGATCCACCATACAACGTTGACTATTCAAAAAAAACCAAACTATTAAACAAATTTAATAAAGGGAACCCAGTCCGAAAAGAAATTATAAACGATAAGATGAGTGACGAAAGTTTTATAATATTTTTGACATCAGCATTTAAAACAGCCTATTCAGTAATAAGAGAAGGAGCACCGTTTTATATATGGCATTCATCCAGCAAATCAAGCGAGTTTATAGAAGCAATAAACCAAGCAGGACTCGAAATTCGGCAAACACTAATATGGGTCAAGAGTAACATCGTGTTTGGTATGCAAGACTACCATTGGAAGCACGAGCCCTGTCTTTACGGATGGAAGGAAGGATTGCCACACTTCTGGAATGGCGGAAGAAAAGAGCGAACCACACTAACCGCAATAGATATTTTTGAACTAAGGAATAAGCCTAAGGATGAAATACTAAAGTGGATAGAGGATTATTGGCTTGATCACGAAGAGAACGAGACAACCGTTTTATATGAGGAAAAACCAGCGGCCAGCAAAGACCACCCCACCATGAAACCCATAAAACTAATGGCAAGACAAGTAAAGAACAGTAGCAAAATAGGAGACATTGTGCTCGATATTTTCGGCGGTTCAGGAAGCACCCTCATGGCATGCGAGCAACTAAAAAGGCGATGCTTCACGATGGAGTTAGACCCGACCTATTGTGACGTAATAGTCCGGAGATGGGAGCAATTCACCGGAAGGCAGGCGACAAAATGGACAATCTAGACTTTTCCGATTTTGATATAAATTTTAACGATGAGCAGGATCAAGAAAAACCAGAAAAACACTATTCACATAAAAGAAGAACCGTCGTGCTAAAAAGAATGACCAACGAAGTCTATCGCCGAGCTTTCAGCGAAACCAGACTTCTCGACATAGTAGACGAACTCAAAGAAGGATATGCGTATAATTTTATAACCGAGGGAGACGTCGACGCGCTAAGCTACCTGAAGCTAATTTTAAGACACCAACCGAAACTAAAATATGTACTAATATCCACCTGGTGCATGGCTTTTGAGGATATCTACCAAATAGAGGAGTGGCTCGAAGAAGGAGCCATCGAGAAAATGGACATATACCTCGGAAGAATCTTCCAAAAATCATACCAATATGAAAAAATGATGATTGAAAGAATAATGACCAAATACAACGGCCGAGTCGTGATTTTCCGTAACCATAGCAAGGTGATCGCAGGTTATGGAGACCAATTTCACTTCGGACTCCAGACCAGCGCCAACGTGAACCGGAACCCATGCACCGAGAACGCATGCTTGACCATAACCAAGGAAATATTTGATTTTTATAAGGAATACTATGACGGACTAAAATCAATAGAGGAGTGACGACATGGAGAAAAACAAAGGCGGCAGACCAAAAAAAACTATCGACTTTGAGACATTCGACAAACTAATCCAAATACAATGCACAGGCGAAGAAATAGCGGCCTATTTTGAAATCAATTACGATACACTAGACCGAATCATCAAAGATAAGCATAATATGAGTTTTTCGGAGTACTTCGAACAAAATAGAGGCAAAGGCAAAATCAGCTTAAGACGTGCCCAATTCCAAACGGCAATGAGCGGCAATACTACTATGCAAATATGGCTCGGCAAGAATTGGCTCGGACAAACAGACAAGCAGGAGATAAGCCATCAAGGCGACAACATAATTAAGGTGAGGATCACCGATGATTGAATACGAGATAAGCCGCGGAAAATTTAACGCGGCCTATTTGCCATATATGGAGGATGACACCGAGACGCAGATTTTCTTCGGAGGGAGTGCCAGCGGCAAATCCTACTTCCTCGCCCAAAGAACCGTAATCGACGTGGTAAACAAGCAACGAAACTATTTAATATGCAGGAAAACCGCAAGGACTATGAAACGGTCAGTAATAAACGAACTACTCAAGGCAATAGATAATTTTAAGATGAACGACCTGTTCGAGCTAAACAAATCGGACAATTCAATAACATGTATAAACGGATGCCAGATTTTAACGGCAGGACTAGACGACAGCGAGAAAATCAAATCGATTACACCAATGCGAGGCGTGATCACAGACATTTGGATTGAGGAAGCGACGGAAGTCGATTATGAAGACGTACAGCAATTGAAAAAAAGACTAAGAGGAGAGAGCAAACAGACTAAACGTCTAATAATGAGTTTTAATCCGATATTCCAAACCCATTGGCTATACAAAGAGTATTTTGCGGACTTCAGTGGGACATTTCATAAAAAAAATGATAAGATGATTCTGAAGACCACATATAAAGACAACCGGTTCTTGACTAAGCAGGATATCGAGAACATGGAGAACGAAAAAGACGAATATTTTTATAACGTATACACCCTTGGCAATTGGGGAGTACTAGGAAAAACGATTTTCAAAAACTATACGGTGCAGGACTTCGATTCATCCGGATTTGATAATTTTTATAATGGACTAGACTTCGGATTTGCCAGCGACCCTTCTGCAATGATACGGGTACACTATGACAAAAGAAAAAAAACGATATACGTAGTCGATGAGTTTTTAGAACTAGAGATGACCAACGACATACTCGCGGAAAAAATAAAAAGTGCGATCACAAATGAATATATAACATGCGACAGCGCCGAACCGAAAAGCATAAGAGAACTGCAACTATTTGGAGTAAGAGCGAAACCAGCAAAAAAAGGTAAAGACTCCGTAAACTTCGGCATAGATTGGCTAAAGAGACAACAAATAATAATACACCCACAGTGCGTCAATTTTAAGAGGGAAATCGAAATATACCAATATATAAGCGACAAAAACGGAATCTACATAAACAAGCCACTCGATAAAGACAACCATTTAATAGACGCGCTCCGATATGCTATGGAGGAGTGCTTCATTGAGGAAACGGCAGTTTTTTTCTAATAGGAGGAATGAGCGTGGCATTTTGGGACAGGTTCAAACGTAAGCAAAAATTTCAATACGTAAGTGAAGGGAACTATGGGCAACCATACTGGACAATCCAGAAGGATAAACAATTCATAACAGAAGCATATAATAAGGTCGTATGGGTCTATAGTTGCGTGATGCAGATAAGCTCGGCGACTTCCAGCGTGCCTTGGCTACTATACCGGAGAGGCAGAGGCGGAAGAAATATCGAGATAGAACAACACCCGATCCTCGACATACTAAACAACAAAGCCAATAGCTTCATGAGCGGAAGAGACTTCATTGACCTATGGGCAACGTACCTCGCCATAGAAGGCAAGTTTTTCGCGGAGTACATCAACCCAAATATGCCTACCAGCATAGTGCCACTATATCCCCACTACATGAAGCCGATTCCGAGCAAAGAAGAATTTGTTTCCGGATACCAATATGACATATATAAACCGATATACTACAGCCGGGAGGAAATACTCTGGTCGAAATTCAATGACCCCCTCGAAATATACGAAGGCCTATCGCCGATACGGGCGTTGAGCCGAACCATTGACACCGAGAACGAGGCGGTTAATTGGAACAAGAGCACACTCCAAAACAGCGGAGTCCCAGCAGGAATATTCACCATACAGAACCCATCGCCGGAACTAATGGACAATTTAAGGGATGAATGGCGGAAGAGATACGGCGGCGGAAGCAACGCGAGACTTCCACTTGTACTCAATGCCGATCGCGCGACATATCAGCCCATAGGAATGAGCTCCGTTGATATGGACTTTCTAAACCAACGGAAACTAAACAGAACCGAAATATGCTCAGCCTTCGGAGTACCATCGCAATTGGTAGGCGACCCCGAGGGACAAACCTATTCTAATTTTAACGAGGCCGTAAAATCATTCTGGGAAAACACCGTAATCCCCCGATACTTGGAGCACATCAAAGACAAGCTCGCGAGTGATCTGCTCCCGAGATATGCCGATAACCTAATTCTAACATACGACCTATCCGGAGTAACCGCATTAAAGGAGAGCCAAGAATCCGTCGTAAAGAGAACCATTGACCTATGGAAGAGCGGAATTATAAAACGGAATGAAGCCCGATTTGCTTTGGAATATGAAGACGTTGAAGATGGAGACTTATTTTTTAACGATTTAGGAGGCCAAGCGATTCCGCAAGAAGAGACCAGAGACAGAGAACAGAAGAGCCTCGAAGGAAAAAAAAACTCTTTAAGCAGTATGAGCGAATCCGAAACCCGTTTTATAATCGAGTGAGGAAAGAGATGGAGCAGGCCTTTGATGACCAGCGAAAAAAAATAATAAAAAAGAAGTATAACAGCGACAACTTCAACAACGAAGTATTGGAGATAATAGACGGGGATGAGGAAAAATTCACTAAAATATTTCAACGATTTTACGCCGACATCATCCGAGACTTTGGATCACGAACGTATAACGACATCCAGAAAACCGCAAAGGGAATTGAACCAGATG